CATCGTCCCCGAAAATATCTGGAATTAAATCTGAAAAACTATTTATCCCTTCAATGATAGGTTTAACCGTGGCCCAAACTTCAATAAATTTTTTGCTAAGAAAAACAATGGCATCAATTACAAGATTAATTCCAAAAGCCATGGCATCAAAAACACCTACCCTTTCAAATAAGTTAAAAATTGTTTTAGATATATCGAAGAGTGTTTTAAAAAAAGGAATAGCGGCCTGAATCCCTTCTGATATTTTATCAAATAATCCTGTGCGCTCACCAAATGCTTTGAACCTTTCAATAAGCCCCGAGATACGACTAGAAATCATTCTAAGTCCGTCAATAAAAGGAGCTAGATTAATATTTCTAACCTTCTCTGTTAAAAAATCAATTGCGGATCCGCCCTCACCTTCAAATGCACTGAACAATTGGAACCCAACTTCAATAGCGGCTGATTTAAGACCCAATAGGCGGTTTGTTAAAGATTTATCAATTATCTTAGCCATGTCATTAGTTGCACCCGCTGAATTATCAAGCTCAGTTCTGAATTTTCTTAGATCTTTTGTGCCTGATTGCAGTAATAGATTAACGCCTGTAACCGCACGAGCCCCGAAAATTGTAGCAAGCGCGCTCGCTCGCTCTGCTGTCCCTTTGCCCTTCAATCCTTTTTCGAAATCTCCAAGCACATCTATAATATCACGAAAATTCCCTTTGCTATCCCGTGTCTGAATTCCCAGTGCCGCCATTGCTGTTGACGACTCTTTTGTTGGCTTGGCAAGTCTTAGCATTATATTTCTAAGTTGCGTACCGGCTTCACTTCCTTTTACACCGCTATTAGCCATGGTTCCCATAAGGGCATTAAACGTTTCAATTCTCTGTCCTGTGGCTGTGAATGTTGGTGCTCCTTTTTTAATAGCTTCAAACATGTCTTCCATATTCGTATTCGTGGAAGTCATTGTCTTAGCCATAACATCGCTAATTCTAGTGAAATTCTTTTGAAGTTGCGTGGAATCTTTAGTCATTAGACCAAACGCTCCTAATGAATCACTAGCAATATCTGAAGTTCTGGCAAGGTCAAGATTTGCAATTGTAGCGAGTTTTGCCGTAGGTTTGAGGACTGCCATTGCTTGCTCTGCGTTAAATCCAGCCGTAGCAAAAAAATCTAATCCTGCGCCTGCTTCTGTGGCACTAAATTTAGTTTGTGCCCCTGTCTCACGAGCCGCTTTTTTTAAGGCTAAAAGAGTCTCTTGACCTTCTTTTGTGGCAAGATTAAGTCCTTTGAATTTTGCGGATGCTTGTGTAATGGATGAATCGAAATCTAGGAATTCTGTGGTGACTATACCGAGTCCTTGACTAACTAAACTTAAACCTTTCCGGATCGCTCCGGCTGCAAGAATACTTTTAGTTATTGTGCTAAAACTAGTTGCAGACTTTGAGGCCCTATTGAATGCACGAGATGTAGTTTCGCCAAACTTCTTAGCATTCCTGCCCATGCGGTTGAAGTTCGCCGATTGTTCGTCTTTGGATTTGAATATGGTTGATACTGCAAATGCAAGGCTCATTTTACCCTAATGCTTTACGTTCTGCCTTTTTCTTTGCAAGAAAATCTTCTTCTGCTTTGTCATGGATTTTATGCCAATCATACCAGTATTTAATTCTTTGAAATGTCATGTTTTCGATGACATCTGGCTGGACTTTGCGAACGATAAAAAGAACCCCCATCATCTGGTCAAGAGGTTCAAGTATTAAAAAAAAAGAAGACTTAAATACTCCAAATATTTTAGATCACTTGATCTAAGTTGCTCAATAGCGGCAAACCCTCCGTTGGTTTCGCACATGGATGACATAAGGCTTAATAATTGAGACTGCCGGTTACCTCCGTCTTTCATGGAAATATGATGTTTCCCTTTGCATTCACCATAAACAAGCTCTTTAACTGTTGAGTTTTCGGAAGAATTTTGAATTATTTGTTTTACTTTTACTTCTCCATTTTCTTCAAATATTTCAAGAGCTCCTTTCATAACTCCTTTGACTATGTTGTCAACGGTTTGCGTCATCGCTATAAATTCCTTACTCTCATTCCCGCCATAATCGGAATCAAGATCAATATCGTATCTTTCAAGCAAAATCATTACTTGCTGTACTGCGTTTTCTTCTGAAATTATGTTTTCTTTTTTCTTTAAACTATACTTCCCCATTTTAATTTTCTCCCTTTTTTAATACTAAACTATAATTGCAGTGAACCCGTTTTCTGGCAGTAACATAATTGATATTTTATTATCTTGTGTATTATCCGCTGTGATTGTGATAAATCCCTTACCGGTATATGAAGAACCCTCTGAGTTGACATACGCTATATCAAAACTCTCCGTAGCTTCCGCAAGTTCAAGGACATTCTCTCGGTCAGTTGAATCAGCTATGATGTCTACACTTTCAACATTTGGATTTTCTTTTGTGACTTTAAAATTAGGTTTCCCGGATGTCGCTTGCGCTTCGATTGTTTGTGGCGGCTTTCTGTCAAAGTCGCTGTCTACAGCTACATCAAAATTTATTTTATCCAGAACAAGTGATCTGTTACTTCCTGACCTTGCCATTGTTTATCCTTATGATGCGATGTTAATATCAAAACTCTGTGTTATATTGTAAACTTGTGCTTCTCCACTCATTTTCCATTTGAAATCAATATCAAATCCATTTGAAAGAGCTCGTATTACAACCGTTGAATTCGCTTTCGGAAAATCTGCGTCAAAAATCCATGATTTGCCAGCCGCAAAATCGGCGAAATTATTTAATTCGGTTTGAACTTCAAGAATACCCCTTGCTTTTTTCTTTGCTATTGGGTCTGTAACTTGTGATGTGTCATTTACAATTGAAATGCCTTGCCACGCTTCAGCCTCGAAAATTTCCCGAAGCTTGAAAAGCATGTTTTGAATAATTTTTATAGACCTAACACTTTTGTACCCGTTTGAAGACGTTGGTACATTTGTGGGACGATAAAAAGTTTGGATATTTTGCAAAAATACTTGGTTTCCATTTTTGACTAACGTGGGAGAAATTCCCTCTTTTACAGCGGTGTCTCTTGTATCATGATTTTTTGTCCAGCGTTGAGCACTTACACTAAAACCACCTATTCCAGACATAACCAAATTAGAATAGCTCTGAGCGGGGTTTTCCTGCGCAATCGCTGAAATTTGACCTGTCGCAAAAGCTGCCAATTCCGTAGGAATGTCCTCCTCATCTGGTGCAGCAAGAATTCCGTTTGCACGATCTGTCAATCTCGCATCGGTAATCACGTTTAATGCTGTAAGTGCGGCCAATCCAGGGTCAGTATCGCCCATCAAACAAGTAAAAGGACGACCAACAGTTTTTAAATACAAACCGCTGAATGTATCACCTAGACCAACATATGCACTCACTTTGTCAATTGTTGCCGTATCTAGTCCATACCCGTGAATTATATCTGTGAAAAATTCCTCGTTTGCTTCGTCGTCGGTACCCATTCCATTAAGTGCGTCATCAATATCAGGGGTCCCGGCGCCATTCCCCATCGCAGTTATTACTGTAGTAAGGCCAGCTGGCAAAGCTTCGTCACTCCCTGAATTGAGAGATATAAAAATATTATCATGTTCTAATCCTTTTGCTTTGCTTGTAAAAGTCGTTTCAAATGTCGTCACTGTTTTTGCGGCAACTACTGGAGTGTCTGCCAATGCGTTGATTGCGGCTACAACGGCGTCACTAGTTTGTTCGATTGTTGAACCTGTGGATAAGTCAATTGTCGTAAGTTCTCCTCCGAGTCTAAGAAATATTTTACCTGCTTCTGTAGTTGTTCCAGTCCATTGAATTTCGCCGTCGCTCTCTGTTCCTATTTCAGTTTGAGGAATTGCAAAAACTTGACCATTTCCTTGATTGCCATCAAAAACCTTTTTTATGAGTCTGTGTAAAGGATATCCAAAACCAAAGCGGTCTCCTGCGTCGGCTTCATTTAGAATCCGTATTGGAACCTCATCAACTACACTCGTTTTTGCGGGATCATATGTTGCAATGACCGCCACTTTTGCTGGTACGTTTTCTGGAGAAATGCCAAATTGTACATTGTCAACACCTACACCTACGGCATAAGCTTGAGTCGCAGCATTAATAGCCATTATTTACCTCTTATTTTTTTGTTTATGCTGATTTACGTTTCTGTTTCTACGCCAGATTTTGGAGAATCGAAACCTGTATCATTATTAAGTGGACGTTCATCATTCGTTATATCAAAAGCTGGTATTACTGCCGCTGTAGTCGTCGCGCCCGCTGTTGTTTCTGTAACAACTGCTGTAAACATTTCTGAAGCCGTAAGAACAATTAAACCACCCTTATCAAGCGGTTCGTTTTTCCTAAAGTTCTCAAGCCAAGGATCCGAAACTAGATATTTTGTTAGTCCAAAATCTTGATTGACGGTATCCATTAATATTTGCGTTACAATTCGCCTAAGTTCATCAAGCAGTCTATCTGCAAGCCTGGTTCCTTCTGAAGCTGCCAATAAAGCCGCTTGTTTTGCTGACGCGTCGGCCCCTGGATCGTCTAAAACCGTTAAATCTGCTTTTGACGGACTAGAGACAGTGTATTCAAGCTGATAACCTGTATCATGCTCAAACTTCTGACGCCCTGATTTGCCTCTTGGATAACTCCCTGTGTTATAAAAAACCTGAACTGTTCTAAGTATTCCTTTTACCTCTTCCGCACCTGTGCTTTGTTTTTGTGCTCCAATTGTTCGGAAAAGCGCCCCTTGATTTGCTATCAAGATAGTTTCAAGACCGTCTCTTAATAACTCGAAATTCATTGGATCGGTGATTGCCATATCCTAAGACTGCTCTACATTTTGCAAAAATATTTTTATGAATCCAATGCTATCACCGTCAATCGGTGCTTTATCTGAATTTATTAGATGCGTTGTTAAAACTGCTGGCAACGCTGGATCTAAAGGGATCGCTACTTTCCATGTCTCGCCTGCAAGTGGAATTCTTGATAACGCCGTTTTCCTAAGAGTCACCGTTGTTTCCTGGACGGTTTTTAAATCTCCGCTTTCTGGGTCAATGGCTTCTCGATCATAAAGAACCTGTCCTTTTAATGTGACACCGTTTTCATTTAATTTGATTTCGGTTCCATCTGGAGCAGTAAGTTCCACCGGAAATCCGAAATTTCCTTCAATCATTGTTGTGAGCCCATCCGTTGCAATATGGGTTCTGATATTCATTTGTTTTTTTCTACTGCAACTTGCTTTGGTTTGGGCTTATCTGGATCGTCGATAAAAAGAGACTCAGGGAGTTTATGAGCTTTGATCAAAGATTCTGGAACCATGCAAGTACTTGATACGGAAATTTCCTTTTTTTCTTTGCCTTTTTTATCCTTTATTACTTTGACAAAACTACCTTTATAAACCCTTGCACCGATGCAAAAAGATTTTCCAGGTTTTAATTCTCTGAATTCTGGTTTTTTATCTGTGTCCATTATTTACCTTTTGGCGCTGTGGCTTCCTCAAGCTCACCTTTCAATGCTAAAACTTCTTCTCTAAGAGACTTATTGACTTCCCCTATTTCAGAGATCTTGTTTTTTTCAGCATTTGTGATGCTTTCCGGTTTTTTTGTAGAAACAAAACCTTTCCCTATGAGTTCTTTTGCTCGTTCTTTATCAAGATTTTCTATAACATTACCAAACTTGATATCACGGCCAAAACTTCCTTTTTTTCTAATCCAATAATATGCCATTACGCTATTACTCCGTCTAATATACCGGCTGCATCAACATGAGTTGGCGCATATATAGGGCCCGTATAAGTTTCAATTGTGATGACAGATTTATTATCACCTAAAAACCCGTCATGATGAAACATTCTAGCGTCAAGAACTCCGACAGGTACAGAATCATTAATTACCTGACTGTGAAGATTATCTAAACCTAGTAATCGATTCATGATTCTTTCGTCTTCTGTCTCAAGATCAAATCGGATTCGAGGCCCAAAGTATCTGTCAAATCGCGCCATATGATCAAACAAAAGCACGTCTTTTGTAGGCATGAACGGTGTCCATACTCCTGCATCATCTTGATACTTTTCATTGTATGTGAAAATGAAAATTGTACGGCCTTTATTTGTTGTGACATATGCAGCGTATTTGAAATCCGCGTCAATCATCCACTGCATATCTGCCGGGATTGCAGGTAATCCTCTATTATCGCCCGCCTGCACAAAGTTCAAACGTCTGTTATCTGCTATTGCTGTAACCTGATCTGTTGCTAAAAAGGATGTGAAAGCATCCACACCCATTACACAAGCCATGCCTTCCGTTTTACCGTTTTCTTGGAGAGAATCTGCAAGTTCATCAATATCATCAATAGGAACAGCCGTAGCAACTACGCTCCACAAAATAGTGGGAACAATTGTATTTGTACTGGCTCGATCAAAATCATAGGTTTCGGCGTCGTCAAGCGTGAGAATCCCTGTTAAAAGTGACTCAGACGCTTCTTTTTCCAGTCTGCCAGCCATTTTTTTAAAATTGGTCTTGACAATTTCAGCAAATTTAATTCTTGCGCGTTCAATACTTAGCATCCCAGAATTAATAGGAATCTCTCCGGCAACTCGGTCAAGTGTATCATCATAACTCACTGACCCTCTTTCCTTAATCAACGGGAAAACTCTTGATACATTTTGAAATTTTTGAGCAGTTGTGTTTTTAACGTTTGAGCCTATATTTGCCTCACCATCACCAGGTACACGCTGTAATAACTGTGAAATCTTTTTTTCACCTCGAATCAAATCAATGGTTAGCTCTCTAGCGTTATCTACAAAGACAGTCCGGCTATTGCCACGCCCAAATGCAGACATGAACCCCCTTGAAACTTTGATATTTGCCATGTCATCAAAAACTTCAGTCATGAAAGAGGTTGTTAAATTTATATTTTGCGCCATCGTGTTTCCCATGTTACGGGGGCGATTTGCCCATTAGTGAACGATTTTGTTGGGAAGATTCCCAATAATTGGAGTGCTGTTCTGATAGTTCTTTGTCCACCTGCGGGAACAGTAATAAGAC